GCTTGCCGGATTTGATAGGCGAAGCGCCGGGCCTCGGATGCCAACGTGCATTTGTCATCCCGGCCAACTTGCGCGCCTTCCTCTTCCCACGGGCAGGGGTCAAATTCAAAATAGTTTTGCATTGTAATGGTCTCCCTTTGTTGGTGATTGATTAACGGCACACCGCAGCAATTGCGGCGGTATTGTCGCAGTATTGCTCAGGGTCAAAGTGGCGGGCCAGTCCTGCATCCAGCAGGGCGGCGCAAATGGCAACCCATGCAATGGCGGTCAGGGTCAGGCAGGTGGCGGATCGTTTGGACATGGTTGGTCTCCTGTTTTGAGGTGGGGCGGCGTGATTGCCGCCCTGTTAAAATTATGCTGTAAGTTCTGCCAGCAATTCTTCGTCGCTCATGTCGCAAGGCTCTGTGGTTTTGATAAATTTTTGCAATTCGAGGTTTTCGATAATCAGCGCATAACCCAGCCGGATTTGAGGATTGCGGGCGCGTCGCATTTTTTTGCTGATGTCTGCATGTGTCGCTTCAATGGTTGCAACGTCCATTTGGCGGATTTGGTTTACAATTTCTTCAAGTGTCATTTTTGTATTTCCTGTTTTGAGATGGGGGAGGGCGCTAGGCCCTCCGGTTAATCTCGACTGGCGTAGTAGTAAAATTCGGCCTCAAGAGCCTCAAGATACGCCAGTTCTTCAGTGGTTAGATCGTCAGTCATTGGTAGGGTCTCCCTTATTGGTTATAGCTTTTTATATAGCAGATTTTGCAATGTTGCAAGCATATTTTTTTGTGCGCTTGCATTTTTTTAGGCAAGAAAAAGGGGCCTTTTGGCCCCTCCCCTTACATATCGGCAATCATCTTAACGGTGATGGCCTCAATCATGGCCTTGCCGAGTCGCAGCGCAATCGCTGCCGGGTCGCTCACGACGTGGCCGTCTTCATCCTTGAGCCAAAGTTCAGCGCGTTCAATTTCCCACCCGTGGCGGATTTCATCGTCAAATTGGGTGTACTTGACAAGATCAACGTCAACATTCACCGTTTGAAAAGCGCCGGTCAGGTCGAGGTCGAACAACTCGCCTGCATCGGCAGCGGTCAGGGTCAGTGTGGTGGTGCGGTATTCGGTCATCTCAGGTCTCCCGTGGGGCTTGATTGCCCTCTATGTAAAAAACGATATATCAAAATCCGCAATATTGCAAGCACATTTTTTCGCACAAGTGTATTTTTTTTGTGCCTCTTGCGCATCGCCTCGGGAATTGTTAAATTGTGATGAAAATCAGGAGGAATTATGCCAGCGGGCAGGCCAACAAAATATGATCCAGCGATGGTGGAACGGGTCGTGCCGTTCCTGTCGCAGGGGTATAGCCTGATGGGGCTTGCGGGTCATTTGGGTGTGTCGCTTGAAACAATTTACCGCTGGCGTGATGAATATCCTGAATTTTGTGATGCCATAAAAACCGGGCAGGCCGCTTCCGGTGCATGGTGGGAAGAAGTCGCCCGTAAAAATGCCATCACTGGCGAGGGCAACGCCACCATGGCGATTTTTGGTGTGAAAAACCGCGCCCGCACTGAATGGGCAGACGTTCGCCAGCTGGATAACGTCTCCAGTGACGGCACAATGTCACCTAAATCAGAACTGACTGTCCGCATCATCGACACGGCAGGCGATGAGTGAGGTACTCATTGCGCGTCGATTCAGGCCGCTGCTGAATCCTGCCCGGTATAAAATATGTTACGGCGGGCGCGGATCGGGTAAATCGTGGACTATCGCGCAAATGTTGGTGCTGCGTGCCGCGCAAAAAACAACCCGCATCCTGTGCGCCCGTGAATTTCAAAACAGTATCGCTGAATCCGTCCACCGTTTGATTGCGGACAGTATCGAACGCATGGGGCTTGCGCATTTATTCACCATTGAAAAAGCCACGATCTATTCACAAAATGGCAGCCAGTTTCTTTTTGCCGGGATCAAAAACAACCCAACAAAAATCAAATCACTGGAAGGCGTGGACATCGCGTGGGTGGAGGAAGCTGAGTCTGTCTCGGCGGAATCGTGGAATGTTCTTGTCCCCACAATTCGGAAACGTGGCTCCGAAATTTGGATGTCATTCAACCCGCGCAACATCCTCGATGAAACCTATCAGCGTTTTGTGGTCAACCCGCCTGAAAATGCCGTCCTAATACAGGCCAACTGGAATCACAATCCGTGGTTCCCGGATACGCTCCGGGATGAAATGCTCGCCATGCGGGAACGTGATCCCGAACTGGCCGCGCACATCTGGGACGGCGAGCCTGTTGCCGATACCGCGCTGGCAATCATCAAACCGGAATGGATACGCGCCGCAATGGATGCACACCTGAAACTGGGCCTCACCGCCTCGGGCGCTGTCATTGGTGGTTTCGACGTGGCCGATGAGGGTGCAGACGCCAATGCCCTTGTGATGCGCCACGGGTGCATCCTGACCCATATAGAGGAATGGCGTGATCGTGATCCTAACACCGCAGCCCGTCATGTGTTCGCCCGCGCCCTCGATGCCCGCGCAAGCCTGATCAATTTTGACAACATCGGCGTTGGAGCCGGGGCCAAGGGTGCAATTCGGGAAGAACTGGCCGCCGCGCATTACAAACTCACCCCGCCGCGTTTTGAGGGGTTCAACGCCGCTGCATCGGTGGTCAATCCAGATGGCTGGTACGCGGATGGCAAGCGCAATCGGGATATGTTCCTCAATCTGAAAGCGCAGGCATGGTGGGGCCTCGCTGACCGATTCCGCAACACGTTTGACGCGGCACATGGCCGCCCGTATGATGCCGAACAACTGATCTGCATTCCGTCGACCTTACCGCACGTCACAAAACTGGCCGCCGAACTGTCACAGCCCCGGCGTGAATTCCTGAACGGCAAGTTTCGCGTGGAATCAAAAAAGGACATGGCCAAGCGCGGCATTGCATCGCCTAACCTCGCTGACGCTCTTGTCATGGCATTCGCCCCCGAACAGGCGTTTGACCTGTCGTTTTTAACCTGATAGGATGGCACCCATGACTGAAGCGTCTCCTGATCCTGTTGCGCCCGCGCCTGTCGATATTGTGCCCGCCGCTCACACGGATGGGGCGTATCTTAATGTGTTCGCCAGCGTCGGCAACAGCCGCGACCGCGCCGCAGCTACCCGCGCCACCGCGCCGCTCAAACTCGATCAGACCTCGCTTGAGTGGCTGTACACGGGTGACGGGTTCGCCCGCAAAATTGTGGACGTTCCGGCAAATGAAATGGTGCGGGCCGGGTATGACATTGAGGGCATTGAGGATGAAGATGCCGTCAAAGCCGCGCTTGAGGATATTAACGCTATCCCCATGATCGCCAAAGCCCTACGCTGGGCGGGCCTGTATGGTGGCGCTTTGATCGTGGCGCTGATTGATGATGGTGCCGCTGACCTCACGGAGCCGCTCAACGTCAACCGCATTCGGGGAATCGACCAGCTGCGCGTGTACGACCGCTGGCAAGTATCACGGATGGAAAAATACACCGATCCGGCAGATAAACGGTTCGGGCAAACCAAAATCTACAACATCAGTCCCTTGATCGGTACGCCTTACTGGGTGCATGAATCCCGATGCATCCCCGTGGACGGCATGGATGTGCCGGATCGCGTCCGCGATGAAAATGACGGATGGGGCGGATCTCGCCTGCAACAGTGCTGGGATCAGCTGAACAGGTTCAACCTGTCACACCACTGGGCCAACAGCCTGCTCGAACGGGCACAACAGGCAGTGCATGGAATCCCGAACCTGACAGACGTGCTTCGCTCGCCCAATGGCGAGACGATGGTGCGCGCCCGGATCAATGCCGTGGATATGGCCCGCAGCGTCAACAATACCATTGTGATTGATGCCGCCGAGTCATACGACCTCAAAAGCACCTCGCTGTCCGGCGTGTCTGACATTATCGACCGTTTCAGCCTTGCACTTTCTGCCGTGACCGGGATGCCGGAAGCCCTCCTATTTGGCCGCGCCCCCGGTGGCTTGAATAGCACTGGCAAAGCCGATCTTGATAACTGGTACGCCGGAATTATGCAGCAGCAGGAAACCGTCCTGATGCCTGTTCTCGACCAGCTGATTGCATGGACGCTCTACGCCCAAGGGCGCTACACGCCCGATTATCAGGTGGAATTTGAACCGCTGTCGGTGCCCTCCGAAAAAGAAGTGACGGAAACCCGCCTTGCGAAAGCCAAAATCCATGAGATTTACGTCAATATGCAGGCTCTTGATCCGTCCGAGGTGCGTCGTGAATTGGGTTCGGATGTGGCAGAGGTTGAAGGCGACGTTGAAATTGATATGGGTGAGGACGATGGCGCAGAAGCGGAATAAACTGGATGAGATTGTCCCTGTCGCCATTATCCTCGATGGCGAGGGCACTGCTGCTGCCGCGCATGCCCCTACAGTGCAAAAACCGCGTTTGAAAATCGACGATACGTTTTTCCTGATGATCTCCCTCACAGCTTTTCTTGAGATTGGTTAAACCCATGGCGTACACCGAAAACAAACAGGTTCCCGGCCTCGACCAGCTGACCGGATCGCTTGACGGCACCGAACAGCTGATCGCGTATCGTGCGGATCAGCCGAACGGCCTCACGCGGGTGGCGCTGTCGGATGTGGCGGATTTCTGCGGCAAGGAAGCGTCCGAGCCTGTCACGCCGATTTACCAGTTTTCGACCGCCCGCCGCCTGATTACCGGGACGGCCAAGGTTGGCGAGGTATATCGTGCTGACGGATCTTCGGCAAACTTTACCTTTGATGCCAACGGCTATGCTGACACCGCTGGCATAACGTCCTTCCTTGGTGTTCAATCGGGATATTGGGGCGTCATTACCAACAATGCCGCCGGGCAGGTGGATTTCTTCCGGCCAAGCAGCGCCGATGCTATTGCCAACAGTCCGCGATTCAATGCCGCCGGATTTAATGGCCGCCCCAGCATGGACTTTTACGCGGCTGGCAAATCGCTGTATGATCGTTCTGCCGCGCAGATCGAAGCCACCAACATCACGGCCCAACTGGTTTTCAAACCGGGATCGACCACCAACAGCCAAGCGCTGTTCTGGATGCAAGGCGCATCAGACGCGCAATCGCTGGCCTTCAGCCACAACGGCGCGACAAATGGCCGGATCGGGATTTACCAGAATGGCGCATGGCAATACACAGGCACTCCGGCCAGCAACGGCGCACAGGTGCTGTCGTTTATCTGTTCGACCACTGACGGCGTAACCGTTCTGGTCAACGGCCAGATCATCGCTACAGGCCTGACATACTCGCCAAGCGCATTCTATAGCGCCCTTCAGATCGGCAACACTTTTAGCGCTGTCGGACCGTTCACAGGCCTGATTGCTGAGGTGCGCTTGTGGTCTGGCGCTATGGCTGTCTCGACCATGCAGCGGCTTGATGCCGAGTCGATGTCATTTTATCGCATCGACAACGCAGGCGGCCTCTATAAAGCCACCGCTGGTGATTCTGACCTTGTGATGGTGCGGGATGCCGCTACAGGCGTGTTAAATGAGGTTCCAGCTTCTGCCCTGCCGGGTGGCGGTGGTGGCGGTGGGGCTTTCGATAGTTCTGTTGACACGGCCCTGAATGGCTTGTTTGGCTCCACAGTTAATCTGACCGTTGATGAGCTGATTGGCGACCGGCTGCTCCCGGAACAGTTCGATGCTGTTGGGGATGGCGTTACGGACGACACCGCGGCACTCAACCGGTGGGCTCAGGCGTGTATCACGCACAATAAGACCGCCGCTTTATACCCCGGCTCCAAGTATCTTATCACGGACACTGTAAAGTTCCTGAATGCTCAGGGACTCAAGGTAGAGGGGCACCCCACTTCGTGGATCATGAGCGACTTTTTCCCCGCTGGCTATGACCTAAGTCAGGACAAAGGGGGGAACATTCTGTTCCTTTCCACCACCAGCCAGACGCTCAAGGCGGGTGGGAACAAGACGCTTGACGAGTCAAATGGGACATTGGATAACTTAAACGCGGGTATTTATAGCAATTACTTGCAGGTCAAGGGGGCTTCTTACTTTGGACACACCCAATCTCTGAGCGGGCAAGCGATTGCCGCCGATGGATTTGGTAAGTTCCGCGATAATGGCCGCTTCTGCCGGTTTGTGAATCCGCAAGAGATATTCACCCAGACGTATGCTACCGGCACAATCACCGCCACACAAAACTCTACTACGATTACCGGGTCGGGGACTACATTCACCGGGAACGTCAATGTAGGGGACATTATCCGTATTGCAGGTGACAACAGGGATTATATTGTCCGCTCTGTCAACAGCAACACCAGCCTTACCCTTGCGATTCCTGTAAAGCGTTCCACTGCTTCCGGCCTGTCTTATCAGATTGGCTACACGGGGGTTGTGTATCGTCTGTATGAATCCACGGGCGCTGGCACAGCTGGAAACCGCCCCGTTAAAGGCACCGGAGCGGGACTTTTGATGGGGTCAGTCCCTGTTTCATATCTCAATGACGTGACGTGGAAAGGCGGGTACCGTTCTGGTACGGCCTATGTAGCAAATGACTACATTACCCGCGGCTTTGGAGATTTGTACATTTGCCGGAACGCGGGTACGGCATCAAATGAACCTTCTGAATCTTCGGATGTGAACTGTCGCATCCAAAGCACCCTGCGCATTGAGAAAAAGGTCCAGGTGGGCAAAGCCACCATCACCAACGATGGCCCCGGTGGTGTGGGCCGCGTTGTTCTGACAGGCTCCCCATCTCTTTTGACCGCAGCGCAAGCAGGGAACTATGTGCGATTTGGGTACACCGGCTCCCCATCGGACCGTGTTACGGTATCTGGAACAACCGTAACGACTGCATTCAGCGCAAGCACGGCTTTCAGTACTGCCGGAAATGCCAGTATTGGCGATCAGGTGCGCTTTGCCGATGACGATACGGCATATACCATTGCGTCTATTGCATCGCCGACGCAGTTCACCTTGTCCAGCGCCCCACCTGTTGCCAGCGCGGTTACGTTCAACGTGCGCGGCAGTAACAAAGTCTGGCAAATCCAGTCCATCACGTCCAACAATGAGTTTATCCTCACTGCTGCGTATGACGGGCAACTGACCAGTGACGTGCATTGCACTATTGGGAATGTGGTGTGGGAGTTCATGGGCGACGGCCTTCGTGATGGAGACGACGGGGTATGCACCTTTGGCGGGACAAGGGTTGTTCATGAGAACTTCACAACCGTCAACTTCCTTGACTCTCACTTGCGCACCCCGCGCAGCACGACGGTGCCGAATAGCACTCGCTTTGAGGCCCTTGCCTCTCATAATGTGAGATACAGGAATGGAAATATCATAGGCGGTGCCAGTCCACACTCCACCACGAACGGCGGGACGTGCGATCACGTTCTGGAAAACTGTTATATCAGCACCAATCTCGCCACTAAATCGGCCAGCCGTCAGCCGAACAGCGAGCGCATGATTTGGGACAATCTCAATATCAGGCACTTGTCCAACTACCCCGCGATTGAGATTCAGGGTTATTCGAACAGCCGCAAAAGCGCAATTATTACCAGCGTTCAGCCTAATAATCCTGGCGATGCCTTGAACATCGTCACCAACGGGGGCGCGACTTATACAACGGGAACAGTGTCATTCACCAATGGCTCCCCTATTGTTGTCGGTTCAAGCACAAGCTGGCTCCAAGGCGGACCGGCTGCTGGAGATACCTTGCGCCTAGGGTCTTCTGGCCCCCTCTATACCATTGCAAGCGTCGATAGCGACAGTCAGATCACTCTGACAACGCCGTATCAGGAAGGGACTGCTACTGGCCAGTCATACAGAATCTACCGCCGCGCTTTTGATATGCGAAATAAGTACCATGACTACACAGTCAAGGACTTTTCGCGGGTTGTTGGCTACACCATTACAAACTTCTACAAAAGTGTGAACGAAACATTCAAGTTGCAGGTTGAAAACTACGACCGGGTTCTTGATATAACCACTGGTGCTAATTCTACGGTAGAAGGATTTATCATCCCATCAGGAAGCTCTGGCCGTGGGTGGCTCGGTAAAAGCCGGGCCAATGGTGGAACAATGGCAGGGTTTGTGGGGAAAGGTATTTATAAGGATTGTAGCATTGACTTGACGAACTTTGACGGGACATTTTACTGGTCATTCCCCTTGAGCATAAATCCATATGAATCTACGGGGAATGATATCAGGATTCCGATTGATGTGGATTTCCTGACCGCAAGTTCTGATTCAGGCGGACGCCCATTGACCGGAAACCAAGTGTTTATTCCTGCCGGTATGCACGCAATCCATCGCCGCCCCCAATTTGGGCAGGTGAAACGGTGGAGCACTATTCGCGGTGGAAGCAGTGACACAGATAAATGGAATGTGGGGACAGCCAGCGTGACCAATGGCAGCACCACAGTCAACCTGTCAAGCATGACGGGGGTGGCCTCTAACAGTATCGCCGTGAATGACTACATCCGCATTCAAGGCGTGGACCAGCCCATTCTTGTTACGGCAGTGACTATAGACACCGGGGCACTAACTGCCGTTGTTACTCTGGCTTCCCCTTGGACAGGCTCAACAGGATCCGGCCTCCTGTTCCATGTCAATCCGGCGTGGCAGTGGAGAGCTACGGAGATCAATGGCACAGAGTGGCGTCAAACAAAAACGGGTAATTACACGCTGACCAACTGGGATTCAGGCTCGATTCTGGTCTTTGACAGCGGCTCCGCTGTTACTGTAACGCTCCCGGCTACGATTGCAGACGGGACGGTGTTCCGGTGGGTGCAGAAAGGCACCGGGCAGATCACATTCAGCCCCGGAGCCGGTGCGACACTGGTCAACATCTCCAGTCACACAAAAAGCGTGGGACAGAATGCGGAGGGGATGCTCCGTGTGTCCAACAATTTTAACAATACAGCAGCGGCGTTTAAGCTGACGGGCGAAACAGCGGCATGAAAACCACCCTGAATCCACCTGACTCCGCCGAGCGCGAGTATGTGCGTCTGATGAATGCATACACGCGCGGGATGAAGACGGACATTGCGAAGGTGCTGATCTTCGAAATCGGCAAGATCAAGGCCGAGTTTGCCGTAGAATCACGGCGTGACGGATGGGTGGAATCATTGGATGCGCTGATTGCCGAGTTGTTGCGGTTGGCCGGAATCCGTGAGGGGGCGCTGTTCTTGCGCCTGCCCGGCCAATTTGCTGCCGTAAACGCCAACAATGAGCGCCAGTTGCGGCTGGTAGTTAAGGCCAACACGGGCATTGATCTGCCGCCTGCATCGCCGCAGCCCTTTGGCGTATCGCCGGGCGCTCGCCTTGGCGTGAATCCGTTCCGGGGTGAACCGTGGCTCCGCCCGCTGGCCGAAGGTTGGATTGACGAAAACACCAAGCTGATTAAATCGGTGTCTGGCCGCCAGTATGAAGACATCGCATCCATCGTGCGCCGTGAAGTCATGGCGGGGTCGTCCGTAAAATCTATCCAGAAGATGATTTTGGAAAAAGCAGACATGACTTCTGCCCGTGCAAAGCTGATTGCACAAGATCAGACGCTCAAGCTGCACTCCAAAATGACGCAGGAACGCCTCAAAGACATTGGCGTGAAGAAATATATCTGGCGCACCGTCAAAGATAATCGCGTCAGGCCAGAACACCGTGATCGCGAAGGAAAAACCTACAAATGGAACGATCCGCCGTCTGATGGACATCCGGGCCAGCCCGTCAGATGCCGTTGTCGCGCCGAGCCAGTCTTTGAAGATTGATATTTGACTTGACTGTTAATGCAACGTATCATCTCCCATCATGGCAGCATTGAGATTTGACCGCGCCGAGATTAAAGCAAGGATCACCGAGGACGGATACCTTGTGGATATGCCTGTTGTCGGGCGTATCGGTATTCAAACGTATTTGAATCAGGACGGCAGCGTCCGCCGTGAGTTTCGCCCGCCCGAAGAAGTGTTTAACGCTGATTCATTGGCGAGTTTTGAAAACAAGCCCGTGACTGATGATCACCCGGCAACAGATGTAAATGCGGCCAATGCCCGCAAGCTGGCTGTCGGAATCATTAAAGGCCCTGCCACCGCGCAGGACACAAACATTACCGCGCCCGTGACGATCTACGATCAGGAAGTGATCGACAAGATCATGAATGGCGGCAAGCGCGAGCTATCCCTTGGTTACAAGGTTGATCTTGAGGAAACCCCCGGCGAGTGGAATGGCGAACGCTATGACGCGATCCAGCGGAATATCAGGATCAATCACCTTGCAATCGTCAAGAGGGGTCGGGCTGGCAATGCCAGACTGAATCTCGACCGGTGTGATGCCGTTTTGTTAACAACTGATGAGGAACCCGCCATGAGCGACACTCTGGGCCGTCTTCGGCTTGATAGCGGTTTGGAGTATTCCGCCGCGCCCGAG